CGCCACTTGCCGGCCCTGTTGGTGTAGCCGGCAAGTACCTTGCGGCCCTTCGGCGCACTCTCAATCGGCATCCATCCGGGCGGCGGGGCGGCGTACAAGGGCGTCCATTCCTTGCGGTCGCGCCAATGCATCTCGGCTTCGGTGTACATCTCGGTGTAGGGGCCGCAGTCTGGCCCCCAGCCTTCGCGCATCCACGCCACCGGCTCTTGCGCGGCTGCGGGCTGCGTCATCTGGTACAGCCGATCTTTCAGCAAGTAGCCCTCCAGCGCCCAAACCTTGTTTCGTGCGTTGTCGCGGGCAATCTTCTGGCCGAGTTCAACGTCGAAGTTCTCGCGGCTGGCGGCTGCGCTCTCGCCTGTGACGGTGAAGCCATTGGCAAGCGTCAGGCAGCAAACAGTGAGGGTCGTGCCGGGGAATATGTGATAGGCGGCATGGATGATCTTGGCGTCAATGTCTGCTGGCTTGAGGCGCGGAGCCGTCAGGCCTTTGGCGATAATTTCTGCTTCGATTGCGCCCTCATCGGTGCGCGGGGATTGGATGCGTTCCATAGTTTGCCCTTTCATGGCAGTGGTTGAAAAATTGGTGACAGGCCCGGTTGCCGCATGCCGGGAGCGATTCGCGTTGGCGGGCTGCGCTGCTTCCTGTCGTTGTTCACTTGATGGCAAGCCTCGTAGATTGCGTCAGCCTGGCGCCGGGAATTTCCTTGCCCGCCTTGATCGCTTCCTTGATGGCGGACTTATCGGGCGCAGGCGCTGGCGGCTTTGGCGTGGTCATGTAATCAGCCGGGATGCTCATGGGGTCGAAGATGTCCACGGCGGGCGGGTTCTTCTGGATGCTGATCTTGAACAGCGGGCATTCGATCTTTTCAATCCCCGCCGATTCCATGCACTGCTTGAGGTAGTCCCGAAGGCCCTTGGCAACGCGCTCCCGGCTGGCTTTCAGTTCCTGCAAGCGGGCAATCTCCATCTCCAGCATGGGCTGATACTGCAGCGCCGTCCTGGCAACCATCTCCACCCCTTGCGCCTTGGTCTGGATGTCGTCAGTCAGGCCGGAGGCTTCGATAGTGTCGCGGATGGTCTGCTCATCCAGCTCAGCGGATTCGAGCTTGTGCATCAGGGCCGCGTACTGATCGGCCATGTTGTAAAGGGATGTCATGCGGCCTCCCGTGCGTTGAGTTCCTTGTAACGGGCGTTCTTGGCCTTGATGACGTTGCCGTGGTGCGACTGGTCAAGCATCTGCAAAGCCGCCTCGTAGTTGGCCTTCAGAATCTCAATCGACACGGCGTTGCTGATTCCGCGCAGGATGGCCGCAACGTCTACCCGGCTTTCATCATCGGCATGCAAGTCGCCCTTGTGCCACAGATCCAGCGCAGCGCCGAAGCGCATGGCGGCATTGCGAAGGGCGTCCCCGATAACCTCCTTGATCGCGTCTCCGCCTTGCTTGTCGCCCGCGTGGCCGTACCCAAGCCGGGTGATTCCGCACACGGTAAGCCTGATCCACATGCCGCCGAACGGGTCCATAACAGGCAGCCCCTCGGGCGACATGGAGAGCGGCTCCCATGTCCAACTCGGGTCCGCATCCAACAGGCGATCCGTCAGGGCGGCATGGCCCACGTAGTCAAGATGCACAGCGGGCAGGCCGTGCCAGCCACCGCATACGTTGCACTTTCCCTTTTCAGCATTCTTACTGGTCGGCTTGGGGAGCTTGCTGATCTGGTGCGGCGGGAATGGTTCGCGCAGCAGTGCAAGGCCGGTCGGTTTGATGGTGTCCATGATTGCCCTCAGAATGGGAGTGACTGAAACGTGATCCCCCATGCGCGTTGCAGCGCGTAGGGCATCGGATGAAAGCGCCGGTACATGCGGTACACGGCAAAGAATTCGCGGATGCGGCTCATGCTGTTTCCTTTTCGGGCCATTGCCCATTGCCGACCAAGATAGACCGCGTATTGCGCCAGGCCGCATGCCAGATGGCGTTGCGCTGTTCGCGGGTAAGGGTGCTGCTGCTGTCTACTGCCTGATGGCACTCGGGGCACAGCGCGGCGGTGTAGATGTCGCTGGCCTTGATGCTTCGGCCCTTGCCGTGCTGTGCGCTGTTGCTGTGCGCAGCCTGGGATGGGCCACCCCGCCCGCAGGATTGGCAGTCCAGGGCGGCAACGTTGCGCAAGTGGGCGCGGCTGCGGTAGTAGCTGAATTTGGGGATCATGCTGCCACCCTCTCGCCCTTGTAGATCGGCTCGACGCCAGACTGCGCGGCCATCGCCACTAAGAACTCCATCCAGTCGCAGAAAACCCTCTTGCCCATCTTGGATGTGCGCAGCGGGAGCATGATGACCTTGCCGTCAAACATCGCCATGCGGACCTCGCCGTTGTAGGCGGCTGTTAGGACATCTTTCCAGTCCTCATCGGTCACCCACTGCATCACGCCATTGATGCACAGTTGCTTTTGCGCTGCGAACCCTGCGAGGTAAGGCCATTGGGCGGCATTCTGCTCAAGCGTGCGAGTGGGTTCGGACACGGCCACCGCAAACCCTGCAGGCGCGGCCCTGACGGCATCCAGCGCCCTTTGGCGGGCGAGGTCGTGCGACATGATGAAAACCTGCTTCATCGCGTCCACCAGATCACCAGCATCGCCACAGCAGCCAGCGCGTACAGCACAGCCATGAAGCGGAAGCTGTAGCCCGCCGAGTGGTGCTCGATGGCATTGCCGGATGGGATGAACGTGGCCTCGTCCATCGTGCGGGGGGTGACGTAATACGATGACTTCATTTGCTGCGCTCCCGCTTTGCAATCCTCTCTTGATGTCTGCGATATGCGCGGTTTGTCGGCTCCTTCATCCCCGCAGAAATAAACGCTGATACCTTCTCCGCGTTGCGTTGAGTTTTGTTTTCAGTGTTTGTGTGCAGGCTGTTTATTCGCGCCTGCATCGCGTTTTTGCCAAATGCGTTTCTCATATCGCTCTCACTTTCTTTGTCTTCATTTCCTGCACATCAAGCTCCCCGCGAATTGACTCAATCCGCTCATCGTCTCCACACTCATCGCGGTTGAAAGCGCAGAACCGGGCGACGATCCAGCACAGGAATACCCATGCAACGGTCCAGAAAATGAAGGTGGTCATGCTGTTTCCTTTCGCGGCACTTCAAGCCATTGCAGGGTTTCGTCGGTGGCGTCTTCGCCGGGGTTGTTGATCGGGCGCATGTCGCGCTCGTACCAAATGCAGGTATTCCCGTTTGGGAGGATCACATCAGGAGCAAAGCGCCAATAGTCAATGCCCCTATCTGCGTGCTTGGAAAGTGCATGGATAGTCCCAACCAAATGCTGGCAGTTGGGGTTTTTGGCCCAAACCAGAATCACCAACATGCCGGGTTTAAATTCGTGCTTCATATGGCCCCCGCTATGAATTCCGGCACATCGGCCAGAGGGTGAATCGGTGCTGGCTGCGTGGATCGAAGTGCTACGCGCAACTCGCTCCCCGCCGTCAGCGTCTGGAAATACACATCGCTTGGCGCATTGCTGACTAGCAGGGCCTCGCGGGCTGCGTCTAATGCTGCAAGGGCTTTCAGCATGGTGGATAGAGGGACGGTCATGCTTCCTGCTCCTCGCGTGTGTTTGCCTCAGTCCACAGGCTGTCAAGTTGGTCATCCGACAGTGCCGACTTGATGTCAATGCCGTTGAACCAGACCGCAATCACGTTGTTCTCGGTCGCGGTGTATTCGCGGTCGGTCGCACCGTCATAGCGGTCTTGCTCCTGCTCTTCGGTTTCGACTTCGACGACCGCCGAGCCGTCTCCGGTTGTGGTGTAGAACTTCATGTGCTGTTCCTGTGGTGGGGGGATGGGGTCAACCGCGGGTGAAGTCCGCGGCCTCGAAGCCAAAGTTCTGGACGACCGCGGTGTTGTTGGTTGGCAGAACCATGCTGCCCTTGTATTGACCATTGACATGCAGGGCGTAGGCGGTTTGGCGGGCATTCTGTTGACGCACGCTGATGACGGTCTGGCCGTTGTTGCTGGTGTAGGTGTTGCTCATGTCGTTTGCTCCTGTGTGGTTGGTGGAGAGATGTCTTAAACCGTCTTAAACGCGCGTCAGTTGCAAGCCCTTAAGCTCGCGTACCTTGCGCCCAGTGATGCGGGCCAACTTCGCCCACGCCTCGGCGGCGGTATAGGCGAATGCGATGTACTCATCGCCCCAGGCCGTTTGCTTTGCAAGTCTGTAGCCACCATGCGGGCGGCTGAAAAGGATTCCGGTTGTGTTGCTCATGTCGTTTGCTCCGTTGCGTTGTTGATGTATGTAATGTAGCAAACTAAACTGCGCCTTGCAAGCAGACTAAAATTGTTGACTGCCGCAAAGGGTTAAGATAACTTGCGGTTTCTGCGTTAGTGTGCTACATTGTCCGGCATGAAAACACAAACCGCAATCGATTTGGCTGGCAGCGCTTCGGCGCTTGCTGAATTGCTTGGCATTACGCAAAGCGCAATTTCGCAGTGGGGCGAGGACATTCCGCAGGCTAGAGTGTGGCAGTTGCGGGTGTTGCGCCCGAAGTGGTTTGCGAAGGTTCCCGCCACCTCCCCCACCGCATAGGGCCGACACGCCATGCCGGAATTCGCAATACGCCCACAAGCCCCGAGCGCAGTAGCCCGGTGCGCAGCCGATGACGCAGAGCTGCTTCAGTCCATGGCTGACGACGGCCTTTCCCGCCAGGTCATCGCTGATCTGTTCGGAGTCAGCAAGCGCACCGTCAACTACTGGCTCAAAGCGCACGCCATCAGCACTACAGGCCGCAGCCCATTGCACGAAGTCCACGGCACTCGGGGGGATAAGCCGCCCAAGCTGGCGCCCGAAATGCACCAGGCGCTGACCGTGCTGGCCGAATGCGCGCAGGTAGACATCGGCGAGTTCGTCGAGCTTGTCGTGCAACGGGAGGTCATTCGCAGGGTGCATGAGGCGAGTGTCATCGCCGACAAAACATCGCGCTTGGGAAGCTCGGGGATTAGCCGGGATTTGCAGGGAGTGACGGGGAAATGACCCGCACAAAACAAAACCCGACCACAGCAGCAACTGTGACCGGGCTTCTAACCAACCACTGAAAAGGAGTGATATGGCTGATGCGATTCTAGGGGACTATGGCTTGTTCCTTCAAGCGAAGGGGCAGGCGAACACGGGCGACGGGTTTGACCCCGTATGGATGCCCGACTTCCTGTTTGACTTTCAGAGGTCCATGGTGACATGGGCGCTGCGCCAAGGGCGCGCTGCAATCTTTGAGGACTGCGGCCTGGGCAAGACCCCGCAAGAGCTTGTCTGGTGCGAAAACGTCGTACGCAAGACGAATGGCCGCGTGTTGCTGGTCACGGCGCTGGCCGTCACGATCCAGATGGTGCGCGAGGCAGAGAAGTTTGGCATCAAGGTGACGGTATCGCGGGACGGCAAGGCGCATTCAGGCATCACAGTCACCAATTACGAGCGGCTGCACCTGTTCAACCCATCCGATTTCGTTGGCATGGCAGGCGACGAGTCCAGCATCATCAAGTCGTTTGCCGGAACCCGCAGGGGCGAAGTCACGGACTTCATGCGCAAGATGCGGTATCGCTTGCTTGCTACTGCGACCGCCGCGCCGAACGATTACATCGAGCTTGGAACGTCGTCCGAGGCCCTGGGCTACCTGGGCCACATGGACATGCTCAATCGCTTCTTCAAGAACGATTTGAACAACAGTGCGACCGGGCGCATGCGTGGCGAGGTCATCAAGTGGCGATTCAAGGGGCATGCCGAGCAGCCGTTTTGGCGGTGGGTGTGTTCGTGGGCCAGGGCGATCCGCAGGCCGTCCGACCTGGGGTTTGACGATGCGCGTTTTGTGCTGCCCGAGCTGCGCGAGGTAGAGCATCTTGTGCAGGTTGACGAGTTGGCAGACGGCATGCTGTTTGCCATGCCTGCGGTCGGCCTGAAAGAGCAACGCGAGGAACGGCGCAGGAGCATCGAAGCCAGGTGCGCGAAGGTGGCCGAGTTGGTCAACCACACGGGGCAGCCGGCGCTTGTCTGGTGCCACCTGAATGACGAGGGCGACATGCTGGAGCGCATGATTCCCGATGCCGTGCAGGTCAGCGGTTCAGACTCTGATAATGCCAAGGAAGAGCGGCTATTGGCCTTCGCCGACAACAAGGCGCGGGTGCTCATCACCAAGCCGAAGATTGGCGCATGGGGGCTGAACTTCCAGCACTGCAACCATGTGGTTGACTTCCCCTCCCATTCTTTCGAGCAGCGCTACCAGGGTGTTCGGCGGTGCTGGCGCTTTGGCCAAAAAAGGCCGGTGACGCACGACACCGTGACGACCGAGGGCGAGCGTGGCGTGGTCAAGAACATGCAGCGCAAGGCCGCGCAGGCCGATCAGATGTTCACCGCGCTGGTGGCGCAAATGAATACCGCCATGGCAATCGACCGGGCATCCAACTTCACAAAGACTCAAGAGGTGCCGTCATGGCTGTCAACGATCAGCGCGTAACGGACAAGTTCGCCATCTACAACGGCGATTGTGTCGAGGGCATGCAGGGACTGCCTGATGCGAGCATCCACCTGTCGATTTACAGCCCGCCATTTGGGGGGCTGTACCACTACAGCAGCTCGGAGCGCGACCTGTCCAACTGCAACGACTATGGGCAGTTCTTCGCGCACTACGAATGGGTTGTGAAGGAGTTGGCCAGGATCACGATGCCGGGGCGCATCACCGCCGTGCATTGCATGGATGTTCCGCGCAGCAACAGCGGCACGGATGCGTTGATCGACTTTCCTGGCGACATCATTCGACTGCATGAGCGTCACGGCTGGCACTACACCGGGCGTCGGATGATCTGGAAGGAGCCGCTTGCCGTGCGCTTGCGGACCATGCAAAAGAACCTTGCGCACGCTTCGCTGTGCGAGGACTCCATTGATTGCGGCGTGGCGTCCGGGGATCAGTTGTTGACCTTCCGCCGCGCCGGCAAGAACCCGGTTCCGGTGCGCCATCCCGTCGGGTTGCTTGAGTACGCGGGCGAGCGTGTTCCGCCGTCCGATGTGCTGCCCTATCGCGGGTGGACCGGCAAGCAGACTGAAAACCGCTTTTCGCATTGGATCTGGCGTCAGTATGCGGACTGCATGTGGGACGACATTCGCATGCACCACGTACTTCCATTTAAGGAGGCCCGCGACAGCGAGGACGAGAAGCACGTCCACCCGCTGCAGCTTGATGTGATTGACCGTTGCGTCACGCTGTTCAGCAACTCCGGAGAGACGGTTCTTACCCCTTTCATGGGCGTCGGCTCCGAGGTCTACAGCCCGATTGTGTTGGGCCGGCGCGGCATTGGATGGGAACTCAAGCCAAGCTATTTCCGCCAGGCCGTTAAGAACGTCGAGGCGGCTGCAGCTGGGTATCGGTTTGAGAAGGTCAACGGAGATTTGCTGGCTACCGAACTGGAGGCCGCATGACCCGCCCCACATTCCCCCCAGCCCCCACCAAGCGCACCGAGCAGCCTGCAGCGGGCATCCGCCGGCCTGATCTGCGCCCGCGGTTCAGCTTCCACATTGCCACGCGCCAGGAGAGCGACAGGACGGCGCGGATTGCGGGTAGGAGGGCGGCGCTGTGAGCTATTCAGCATGGGACACCAGCGGGCCGAGCGCCATTGCTGAGGCGTTCTACCAGCCCGGTCATGGCAAGACACGCGGCAAGGCTCCTAACCTCGCTCCGCGTGAGCGCGTCAAGCCCATCAAGGTAAAGATCAAACCGGAGAAGCTGTGGCGCCGGGTGATGGATGTTGAGGCTATCCGCGAGTACATCGCCAAGGGGCACACAGCAGAGCAAGCCGCCAAGTATTTCCGCCACAGCGAGAAAACCATCCGCCGCAATATCGGCAGCGTGTTGGCGATCCGCCGAAAGATTCCGGGCCACAAGAAGCACAGCGAGATATGCAAGTTCACTGCCTACCTGCTGCCAGACGCAATGGAATGGGTCCGTGCTAACGGCGGGTCGGAGTTCCTGCGCAAGCTGGTGGCTCAAGCCATGGAGGCACAAGCATGAACCCCTGGGAATCTTTGGCTGTCGGCATTGACATAGAGCGCATTGCATTGAAGGGCCGCGCTATCCGCAACCGCAAATGGCGCATGAAGGTGCAAATGGAAGCGCACGGCGTCACCACGCCAGCCGAACTGCGCACGCGGCAAGTCCTGCGCGACAACACCAAGCCCACGGCATTCAATTCGCCGGTGGGGCGGGGCTATGTCTATTCGACTTTGGAGGCGCAATGACGCAGCTCTGCATCGACTTCACAGCGCCGGCAGCCCGCGCCAGCGACCCCGCCACAAGCCACCAGGCAGCCGCACAAGCCCGCGAACTTGCAGCCAAGCACCATCGGGCCATCGTCGCGGCTTTGGAGGCCCACGGTCCGCATGGCAAGGACGGCATAGCGCGGCTGATCGGCATTGATGGCGTTGCGGTGTGCCGTCGGCTGACGGAATTGCAGCGCATGGGGCGGATCGCGCCGACAGGGCGGGTGGTGGCGAGTGCGGCTGGCAGGTCCGAGAGGGAGTGGGCTGCGGCATGAACTATTACGAGCGCCACATCGGGGACTACCTGAAAGACACGGCGCACCTGTCGCTGCTTGAGCATGGCATCTACACACGCGTGCTTGACGTGTACTACACGCGTGAATGCGGGCTAGATGCCGGTGATGTGGCGAGGTTGATCGGGGCCAGGACGCGTGATGAAAAGTCTGCGCTGTCCGCAGTGCTTGGCGAGTTTTTTGTTTTGCAGGGTGGCATCTACACGCAAGCTAGATGCGACCGCGAAATTTCACGTTATCAAGACAAGCAACGCAAAGCGAAGGCATCCGCAGACGCTAGGTGGTCGCATAGCCAACGCAATGCGAACGCATTACCAACGCAGTCCGGTGGCAATGCTCCCCAGTCTCCAGTCTCCAGTCTCCAGTCTCCAGACCCAGTGAGAGAGACGCCTGACGGCGCACTCACACTGCCTGACGAATTCCGGGAAGCCATGAAAACCCGCCCGGAGTTGGATGCGTCCGAGGTCTACCGGAAATTTTGCGGACATCACCCGGAGAAAAAGCGGACGCGCACAGCTTGGGAAAACTGGGTGAGGGCCGAGCGCGCACCCGAAGGAAGCGGCCCATCAGACCCTGATTCCAGGGCGTCTATTGAGGCGCTGGGCATGTCTTTGGGGTTTGGCAAGTGGGACGAGTTGAAAGAGCGTTTTGACGCCTACAAAGCCCGCGTAAAGGGCGGAAAGGTATCTGCATGACTGGCCGAAATTACATCTTGCGCAAAATCCAAAAATGTGCGACGATGGGCGCGCGTCGATTGGGTGACAATGCCTATCAGACGCCGACCGGCGCGCGTAAGCAACTGGGCCTGCATGGGCTGACACGCCAAGAAACACCGACACGCGACACACCCCGCGCTGCTCGACCGAACTTGGCACAGGTATCGGTAATGCCGCAGGTAACTCAGGTGGAAACTAGGCTTGCGGATAAAGCGAATGGCCCGTCACGCGCACTTGGGTTTTTTGCGGCGTTTTTGGGGCCACTTGCTCCAATAGCCCTTAATTCCGGAGCCAGGGAGGCCATAGGACTAGCTCCTATCCACCCTAGGTATTGCCATTCCTGCGAGGTTTTGGCATGAACTACCCCAAAACCCGCGCAGAGGCAAACGTCATGCTGCGCCAACTGCGTGCCGGTGTGGTTGACATGCCGCTGCACCTGATTCGCTATTGCCTTTTGATGACTGGGGATTTGGCGTGACCCTGGAGCAACGAATAGCCGCCCACCTAGCCTGGCTGACCGAGCGGGACGCGAATTACGCGAAGTCTGCGCGGGCGTGGTATCTGCAACTGCTGAAGCCGTATTGGACATGAAGACTTGCCGCCATTGTGCCCGTGAGTTCCAGCCCGCCCGCCCATTGCAGGCTGTCTGCTCACCTGTCTGCGCTACCCGCAAGGCAAGGGCTGACAGTGCCGCCAAACGGGCCCAGGAGCGCACGCAGACCCGAGTGCGACGGGAAGCACTCAAAACCATCCCGGAGCGCGTAAAAGCCGCACAACAGGAGTTCAACGCATATGTCCGACTCAGAGACGCCGGAAAGCCTTGCATCTGCTGTGGACAGCCCCTTGGAACTGGAGAGGTTGGCGGGACGTATGACTGCGGACATTATCGAAGCACAGGAAGCGCAAGCCATCTTCGATTTGATGAAAGAAATGCTCATGCGCAACGGAAGCAGTGCAATCGCTACGGCGCTGGTCGCGCTGTGGACTACCGGCTCGGGCTGATTGCTCGGATTGGATTGGCGGAAGTCGAGGCCCTAGAGGCAGACAACACGCCAAAGAAATGGACGCACGAAGAGCTAATCAGCATCAGGGCGCTATACCGCGCAAAGCGCAAGCATTTGGACGCACTACGGGCAACGGGGGTGACGGCATGAGCGGCTGGATTTTGTTTAGCGCAAGCGTTGGTGTGCTTGCCGCGATGTGGACAACTTTCTTCCATAAATTGCTGGAAGACTCTTACGGCATCAAACGCTCACCGCGCTGGATGGCGGCACTTGGTGGGTTTGCCTCCGCCTTTGTGCCGTTGGTAGGAATCCCATTTTTAGCGAGGATTTTTCAATGAACCATCGAAAACACTGCACGACAACCATAGACGAAATCCGCCGCTGTCTGACTGAGGGCCTGTCCCTTCGCCAAACAGCACAGCGCCTGAACTGTTCCCCCCAAGGGCTGATGCAAGCATGCTCACTGCTTGAGGAACTGAACATAAAGAACAGGCGTCTACAACCTACGGATAGGAAAGTTTGCGCTCACAATCCGTTTGGTTTGAGTGCGATGCATTGAGGGGGGGAAAATGGGAAAAATCCAAATTGGCAGCGCCAAGATTGCTTATCTTCCGAAGTTCACATTTGCGCAATTTGAGACCATAACGGCCGCAATTGAGTTGGAAGGATGGGCAAGCGCCCATCAGATTCATTTACATGGCGGGCACTTTGCATCGTTGCCCGTGTTGGTTGACAAAGGCGTATTGGAGTATCGGGAGTATGAAAGCATGAATAGTGCATTTGCGGTTAGAGAATGGCGCATATCCCCTGAGTACATGAAACCGCAGGAAGTCAGCGAGGATGAATAAGCATGGAAGACACCAAACTAGTGCAATCAACTGAAAAGCGCAAACCGCCAGCGGCAGGAATGGGGCGCAAGGTTGGGGCGGTCAACAAGACGCCAAAAGCCATCAAGGACATGATTCTGCAGGCCCTAGAGGGCGCTGGCGGCGTCAGTTACCTGCAGGACAGGGCTAAGGACCCAAAGACCGCTGCGGCCTTCCTAGGGCTTGTGGGCAAGGTGCTGCCCATGCAGGTAACGGGCGAGGGCGGCGGACCTATCCGCGTGGCTACTGTGGAATGGACCGTCATTGAAGCTCAGTCTTAAGTGCGCTCGGGCATTCGTCCCGCTGCTTAAACCTGCGCGCTACAAAGGGGCGCATGGGGGCCGAGGCTCCGGCAAGTCGCATTTCTTCGCTGAGATGCTGATTGCCAAGTGCGCAAGCCAGAAGATTGACGCCGTTTGTATCCGCGAGGTGCAAAGGACTCTTAATCAGTCGGTCAAGAAACTGCTTGAAATGAAGATTGAACAGATGGGGCTTGGCTCGGTGTTCACGGTGCAGGAAGCGCAGATTCTCGGCCCTGACGGCGGGCGCATCATCTTTCAGGGCATGCAGAACCACACGGCAGACTCCATCAAGTCGCTGGAAGGCTATGACATCGCATGGGTTGAAGAGGCGCAAAGCCTTAGCCAGAAGTCGCTAGACCTGTTGCGCCCGACCATCCGTAAACCAGGCTCGGAGCTTTGGTTTAGCTGGAACCCATCGCTATCCACGGACCCGGTGGATGTGCTGCTAAGGGGCGAAAACCCGCCACCTGATGCCATCGTGGTGCAAGCGAACTATCGGGACAATCCCCGCTTGCCTGATGTGCTGGTGGCGGAAATTGAATACGACAAGCGCCGCGACCCGGACAAGTTCGCCCATGTGTGGCTTGGTGGCTATCAGCAGAACAGCGAAGCCCGAGTATTCCGCAACTGGAAGATAGAAGAATTCGACATTCACCCCGAATGGATATTGCGCCAGGGGGCGGATTGGGGATTCTCCATTGACCCGTCCGTATTGGTGCAATGCGCGATTGTTGGAAAGACTTTGTATGTTCCGCACGAAGCGTATAAAATCGGGTGCGAGATAGATGCGCTGCCCGATTTGTTCATGACTGTGCCGGATTCCGAACGCTGGCCGATCATTGCGGATTCAGCGAGGCCGGAAACCATCAGCTACATGCAAAGGCATGGTTTCCCAAAGACCCTTCCGGCTGTGAAGGGTGCGCGTAGTCTCGAAGAAGGCGTTGAGTTCCTCAGAGCGTTTGACATCGTGGTTCACCCGCGCTGCACGCACCTGATTGATGAACTAACCCTTTACTCCTACAAGAAAGACCCGCTCACGGACAAAGTGATCCCGGTGCTTGAGGACAAAGACAACCACGTAATTGATTCTCTGCGTTATGCCTGCGAGGCTGCGCGACGGATGGGCAAGACGGACAAGAAGCCGATTGCCTACCGACCAAATGGGGTGATATGAGCATTGCACAGGCAACGAAGATGGCAGAGCTACAGGCGCAGATAGACGCGCTGTGGGCTGCTGTCTCCGAACTGCGTGCCAAAGAGATAGACGCGACCGCTGAGAAGCGCCGCCCGATGCTGAAGCTAGCAAAGGACCGACCCAATGAAAATGAGCGAGTCGCAACTCCTAGCGGCACTTGAGACTTTCGAGAACCAAAGCGTAGGGGTCATTCAGGATGACCGGGTAGAGGCTTTGGATTACTACCTTGGCAGGCCGATGGGCAACGAGGTCGAGGGGCGCTCACAGGTCATTGCCAGGCAGGTGTGGGACACGGTGGAATGGCTCAAGCCGCAGATTGCGGACATCTTCACCAGTGGCGAGGAAATCGTAGCCTTTAGCCCGCGTGGGCCGGAGGATGTCAAAGCCGCAGAGCAGGAGACGGACTACGTCAACCACCTGATTACCCAGCGCAACAACTGGTTTGAGATTTGGTACGCATGGACGCACGATGCGTTAATCCAGAAAAACGGGTACGTGAAGGCATATTGGGATGACGCAGAGGACACGACTTGCGAAGAGTATTCCGGGTTGACGGCTGACGAATACATGCTCCTGCAGATGGCAGAGGGCATCAAGATTACCGAAGTCGAAGAGGAAATGGACCCGCAGACGGGCATGGTTTCCTACGATGTCGAGGTAGAGCGCACACGACCGCGCAACGTGGTCAAGATCGAAAACATCCCCCCAGAAAACGTCAGAGTCAGCCATAACGCCCGTGGCGTGAGCCTGCAGGATGATCGCCTTGATTGGGTTCAGCACGCGGAGATGAAGACGATTTCCGAGTTGCGCAATGAAGGCTTTACGGTCGAGGATGACATCGGGGATGATGGCGAGAACGCTGGGCGGTGGGAGCGCACCATCCGCAATGAGGATTCCCCATTCTCTGACCGGCTGAACGAAGAGTCGGACCCATCCATGCGCCGGGTGCTGGTCAAGGAATCGTGGATTCGTTGCGACTTCGACGGCGACGGGCGTGCGGAGTTGCGGCATGTGATCGTGGTTGGCACGACCATCCTAGAGAACGAGGATTGCGACTGCGTGCCATTGGTGGCGCTCTGTCCTACGCCGCTGGCGCACAAGCATTACGGGTTGTCTGTCGCTGATGCGGTGATGGACTTGCAGCGCATTCAGACGGCCTTGTTGCGAGGCGCACTGGATAACCAGTACCTAGCCAACAACGGGCGTTATGGCGTCAATGAGAACAACGTCAATCTAGACGACATGCTAGACAGCCGTCCGGGCGGCATTGTGCGGATTAACGGTGAGCCTGGTGTAAACATCACGCCCCTGACGCATCCGACAACGGGGAACATCGCAGTTCCCATGATGGAATACGTTGACCGGCTGGCGCAAAAGCGCACCGGGGTGAACGAGCAGAACCAAGGGCTAGACCCCAATGCGCTGAACAAGACGGCAACGGGTGCGCAATTGATGCTCACCGCTAGCCAACAGCGCATCAAGTTCATTGCGCGGGTGTTCGCTGAGACGGGGATTAAGCGCCTGTTCCAGCTTGTCCACGAACTGACGCTGAAAAACAGCAGGCAACAGCAGATCGTTGAACTTCGCGGCCAGTGGGTGCCGGTGAACCCGCGAGAGTGGACAAAGCGCACTGACTTGGTGATTTCCGTGGCCCTTGGGGCTGGCGACAGGGTGCAGCAGTTGGCCTACCTTGCCCAACAGCGGCAAATGCAGCTTGAAATGATCCCGCTGGGCCTTGCCAAGCCTGAGAACCTGTTCGCCACGGTGTCTCGGATGACCCGTGCGGCTGGCTACAAGGACGCTAACGAGTTCTGGACTGACCCGCAGCAGAACCCCCCGCCACCCCCACAACCCCCGCTGGAAATCCAACTTGAACAAATGAAGCAGCAAGGCGCAGCCCAAAAGTTGCAGGCCGAGCAGGCAAACGATGCCCAAAAGTTCCAGGCTGAAATGCAACTGAAAGGACAGGCGGAAGTCCTGCAAAGCCAAGCCAAGCAGCGCGAGACGCAGATGCAGCTTGAACTACAGGCGGCGAACGATGAGCGCGACCGGCAACGGCAGGCAGAGACAGACGCACGGGCACACCAACTGGAGTTGGAGCGGCTGGCAATGGATCGCCACCTGAAGGAGTTGGAGATTGCCAGCAAAGAGCGCATTGAAGCGGCAAAGCTGCAAACGACCGTCCAAACGGCAAAGATGCAGCGCAGCACCACGCTAGAGACAACCGCATTCAACGCGCAGCAGGCTGAGAAACAGGCTGTATTCGGGGCTAGCCAGGCCGCAGAGGCCAAGAAGCCTCCGAAGCCTGACGCATCCCTAGTGGAAGCGGTTAAGGCGCTTAACGAGCGTTTTAACGCGGTTGAATCGCACATGACAGCGCCAAGGAAAAAGGTGCGCGACTCATCGGGGAAATTGGTAGGGGTTGAAATCAATGGGAAAGTCATTCCCATAGAAGGGTAATCAATGGCGGCATATGTCAAATACCAGCTTGCGACCGAAAAAATGGTCGAAGGCGGAAACATGGGCAGCGATACGTGGCAGATCATCTTGTCTAACACTGCGCCCACAGTTGCGACCGACACCACGGCGGCAAGTGCTACGGAGCTTTCCACTTCTGGTGGTTACACGGCGGGCGGGAATAACTGCGCCGTTTCTTCTGCCACTTCGTCGGGCGGCGTCTACAAGCTCGTTCTTGCCGACCCTACGGCATGGACCGGAAGCGGTGGCGGGTTCACCTTCAGATATGTGATTCTCTACAACCTGACGCAAACGCAGTGCTGGGGATATTGGGACTATGGCTCATCGCAAGCTGTCGCGGCTGGCGAGACGCTGACGGTTGACCTGTCGGCGGCAAATGGCGTTTTCACAATCACGTAAGGAAAAACCATGACACCCGCACAACTCGCAACCCTGAAGGCCGCGATCCTGGCCGACCAGACGATGGCCGCACTCCCAATGACCAGCGGCGGTGCATTGTTGATAGCAGAGGCCTTAAATGCATCGGCAGCCCCTCCGTTCATCGTGTGGCGCACCAGCGTGACCGACGCGGAAATCATGCAAAACGGCTTTGACTGGACGCGGGTGGACAACCTAAGTGCTGGCAAGGCTCGCGTGTGGGACTGGATGTTTCGCTTTGGCTACATCAACCCAAGCAAGACAAATGTGCGTGCTGGAATCGATCAAACATGGGCGGGGACGGCTGCAGACTTGGCTGTACGCGCCGCTGTGTACGTGCATTGCAAGCGGTCGGCCACTGTTGCTGAAAAATTGTTCGCGGTCGGGACTGGATCGGACGCATCGCCAGCCGTCATGGCGTTTGAGGGAGCCTTATCTGCTGATGATGTGGCGCAGGCGCGGGAGTCGTAATCATGGCAGGCGACATCAAGCTCAAGTACCCTGCGGCGAGTACATCGCAGACGGTGACGAACCTGCACAGCCTTGCAAGTTCGCAGGACTGGACGGCTGGGTGGACTAGCGCGAGTGTGAACAACACATCGAACGTCTACATGGACTATCTGTATGGGTTCACGTTCACGACCAACGCAAGCAACCGGCAGGCAGGGTCAATCAATATCTACGTGATTGCCGCCTTGAACGACACGCCGACATGGCCTGCAACTGCATCAGGAACTATCGGAACTGAAGGGGCTTTGTCCTTCACCGACACGGAAGAACGTGACTCATTGGTGCGCCTGCTGGGTTCAATCACGGTGGATAACACTGCGTCGGCAATCTACACCTTCCCAGCTACGGGGATTGCCATGCTGTTTGGCGGGGTTGTTCCTCCCTACCACGCAATCTATGTGGCGCAGAACTGCAGCACGACAACGACTGCGGGGCTGGCTTCATCGGGCAGTGCTGTTTACTACACGCCGGTAACGTACCAGTACACCTGATATGCCGCTGATCCAGCGCGTCCCGTGGAGGGTTCAGCCGCAGTATGTTTGCCGCCCCGACGAGAAATGGAGGTCTCGCGGGCTGCGGACGCTGGCAAGTGCAGCGGGCCGGGTTAACGCTGTAAACGGAGCCTTCCCGACATCGACATCCGGAACCGGCGGGGTCACTGCGCGGGGGCGGTCTGTGGAGTACGCCCGCGCCAACAACGGGGACAGGTACGCGGCACCACATTTAAGCGTGGGGTCGGCGGGAAACGGATCGGTGCTGCTGCTGTGGCAGCACTCATCGACCGCATTGGCCGGGACAGACCGCGCCATTGCAAATGTGGGCACCGATGTGACCACGGCGGGATTTCGGATTGCGACAAACGGTACGGGTTCCGACACCGTCTACGGGCAAGCGTACAACACCAGCGCCACACTCGTCTCAATCACCGGCCCGACCCTGGTTGACGGTCGAATCTATTGCACTGTCCTAACCGCTGGGGCTACGCTGACCCTTTATCACGACGGCGCGCTGATTGGGACTGCCGCTGTCAGCGGAGGGGTTAGGCGCACCGCATCGGCAAAAACAGTCGGCCCTGGTTATTTGGCAGATGTCAATGCTCTGCTGTTCGCTGAGTTTGAATCGCTCCTAACGGATCAAGATGCGTTTGAGCTGATGTGCAACCCCTGGCAACTGTTCGCCCCCCTCCCGCGCACGATCTCGGCACCAGCAGCAGCGGGCGGCGCGTACACGTTAACCGCAGATGCGGGTTCGTATTCGCTAGCCGGACAAGATGCAACGCTGCTAAAAAGCAAGGTTGTAACGGCTGACGCTGGCTCCTATGCATTGGCAGGGCAAGACGCAACACTGACGCACACGCCATTTGGCAGCACGTACACGCTGACATGCGATGCAGGGGCGTATTCCATTTCTGGGCAAGACGCAGCACTGATTCGCGGGCGGGTTGTCATTGCGGACGCGGGCGACTACTCGCTAACGGGGCAAGACGCAGCGTTTGCCTACAGCGGCGCACCAGTTGAACCAACAACAAGACGCCACGCAGGCGGCTACAAGCTGCGCAAAGGCTACCTCATCAAAGGCCGCAGGTACTTCCTATCCGACGATGAGCTAGCAGTCCACATAGCCCACATGCTGCAAGAGGTGAGCAGGGGCGAGGTGAAGGAGATAACGGCAGGCAAGCCGAAAGTAATTAGCCGCAGGACTTGGGACGCAATCAAGCCCTTGGAGCGGTTAAACGTGTTGTCAGACATGCTTGCTATTGATTTGATAGCAGAAGATGACGACGAAGAGACACTATTGATGCTGATGTGAGGTAAATCATGGCCGGAACGACACTAGCCCAAGGGTCGAGCGTAACGCTCACGGTGGTGGCGACTGATTCGCTTCTGATCGACAGCGCACGGTCTGCGAGTGCGATTGTTGAGGCTGTAACGGGAGTTGCTGGGTCGGCTAATCGGCAGATCATTGCAACCCATCCAGGCGGGCAGCGTGTGTATGGTCCGTTTGGGGTGGGGACGGTCAAGCTGTCTGCGGTTGGCGGGGATATTTCCTATATGCAAGGCAGCGCCCCGCTGGCCGATGAGGGCGGAGCCGCGCTAATTGCGACAAACACCCTTGGGAAGATAATCGGCGTTTCGTCTTCAGATGGGAATATCCCTCCCTATGTGGTCAATCGCGCTGGCGCAGTTAGCCCTTACCGGCTCGCCGTTTACGGAGATTCCCGCGCCAATGTCGGCGGCGATCACATTACATCATCCGCCACGGCAACCACGATAAGCGGGGAAAAGGTTGCAACTCAGTTGTGCATGCTTCGCGGAGACATGCAAATTGTTTTTAATGGCGGAATTTCTGGTGACACTGCGGCCAACTGGAACAGCGCAGGGCGTACTAGCTCCAGCCAAAGCCCCGCGCATCTGATCGCAGCGAATCCTGACCTGGTGCTTGTTCAATACGGCATCAATGACCTGATCGCTGGCACTTCGGCTGCGACGATCCTGGGCTATCTGCAGGCGTTTGCGGACAAGGTGATGGGGGCTGGCATCCCGTTCGTGTTTGAGTCGATCAATACGGCGGCGGCGGCGGCGGCGACATACATCAACGGTTATTCCAGCACTGGCGGATTTGGGTCGGGCGCAGCGACTGAGCTGGCGAACTTGGCAACGGTTCGCGCAGGCATGCAAGCGTTCCTTGCTCTTTACCCTCCACACCTCGCTTTTTACGTTGACACCTCCAGCGTGAGCGATGCCTCCGATGGTTACGCAAAGACGGACAAAACCTACTATGACGGCACGCACATGAGCCGCCTTGGCTGTCGTGCTGCTGCGGTTCTGGTGGATAACGCCATAAAGCCGTATTTCCCGCGCAGGGTTGGCAATGCGTTGAAGCTGGCTTACCCGAACGGCTGCAATTATTCCATGCTCACCGTGTCAAGCGGTCGTGCGGCAAACTTCAATGCAATGGTCGCGGCGAATGGAAGCGGTTCATGCACGTATGAGGTGGGCCGAGACTCGGACGGCAACTACTTCCAGCAGTACAACGTCACAGTGACTGCGCTAGCGTCTGGATATTTTCAAATGCGCTTTGATGTGCTGCCGGATTGGGCGGGCGCTTCTCCGTTTTACACACTGGCGGCGGGTGATGTGATGCAGGGGAGTGTGGACTACTACATTGACAACGGAAGCGGTGGCGCTCCGATTGTTAGCCATTTCCTTGTTCGTCCAAGGTTCTACTACAACAGCGGGGCAAGCAACGAAAACACCTCTATTGCCAACGTAGCGCAAGCCGCATCTACAGATTACCCGGCGCTTACATCTGCAGAGTCTGGACGGTGCATCGGCCCGCGCCTGGCGGTTGCAATCGGAAAGGCATCGTCTGATATGGACACAACCGGCACCCCGACCGCCATCCAAGTTGCTGTTTATGGCGTATCGACTGGCTCCTTTCGGTTGCGTCTGTTTAATCCGCAGTGGGGCAAAGTTGCATGACCGACAAACTACAGCAAGACATCGAGCGCGGCCACCATGCCAAGCGGCTGCTAGAGGACGAATTGATTGTGGGCGCACGGGCGCACATGGAAGCGGAACTGTGGCGGCTGTTTAAGGAAACCAAACCGTCCGATACAGAAACGCTTACCTTCCTGAAGGCCATGCAATATTTCCACGGGAAGTATTTTGACTACCTTGAAAAATTTGTAGTAAGCGGTAAACTCGCTGCTATCAATTTGGAAGCAAAGAAGAAAACGCTTCGGGATCGAGTTTTCGGTAGCGCATAGCCCCGCGCTGATTGATGGGGGCCTGCATCCGTCGAGAGACGCTGCACGGAGTTGGAATGACTACACCTGAAGTTCAGGAGGTCGCATCAGAAGGGATGACCGAGGAAGCTGCAGCCTCTGCCATCCTGAAACGCTGGATGCCTGATGAGCCTGAAAAGGCGGAAGCACCAGCCACGGACGAATCCGCAGAACCAGAGGCCGAGCAGTCTACGGACGACGCCCCGCCCGAGGAAAAAGCGGCAGAGGCCGAAAGCGATGAAATCGAAATCGACGTAGGAGGGGAGAAGTTCAAACTCCCTTCAGGCATTGCGGAGCAGGCGAAGAAGGTAGAGGCCAAGGTCAAAGAGATTGAGGCCGGAACCACTCGCAAGTTCCAAGAAGCCGCCGAGCTTCGGAAAGTCGCAGAAACGCAGATCAAGGCAGCGCAGGAACTGCAGCAAATCGCCCATGAGCAGAGCGATTTGATAGCCGATCACAAGATGGTCGAGCGCAGACTTCAGGCGCTAGCAAATGTTGATATCAACGCCCTGGCCGAATCGGACCCGGTGGCGCTGACGAAACTAAACGCTGAATACAACCAACTTCAAACCGCGAAACAGCGGATAGAGGCGCAGTATCAGCAAAGCGTAACGAAGTCAAAGGAATCGTACACGGCGCAGCACCAGGCAAAGGTGGCGCAGTTGAACGAGTTCGCAAAGCGCAACATTCGCGGGTGGTCCGAGGACTACTCCAACAAGCTGATGGAATTTAGCGTCAATACGCTGGGTTTCTCGCCTGACGCGCTCCGACAAGGGATTAATGAGCCGTTGATTAAGGCGCTTGACCTCGCCTATCAGGGGCACCGCGTGCGTACTGCTGACCCGAAAGCGAAACAAGTCTTGTCTACCAAGACTCTAAAGCCAGGTTCAAGTGCGCAATCAAAGACAAACGCTCACGCAATGGCAGAAAAGGCCCGGCAAAGGCTTGGCAAATCTGGCAGCACTGAAGACGCTGCAATGGCCCTGCTAGCGAGAAGCAAGATTCGAAGGAATTGAAATGGCACAAGCTACTGGAACCACCGATACCTATGACCTCGTAGGTATTGCCGAAGATGTCGAGGACGTTATCAACGACATCAGCCCGATGGACACGCCGTTCTACAAGATGGCAAAACGCAAGAAGGCTTCCGCAACCCTGCACCAATGGCAAACGGACGCTCTGGCTTCGGCTGCTGCGAACCGCGCAATTGAAGGTGACGATTCGACGTATGCGACCGCTTCGCCGACCGTGATGCTGTCGAACTACACGCAGATCGCCAAAAAGACCGTCATGGTCTCTGGCACTGCTGACGCTGTTCGCAAGTATGGCCGCGCTGAGGAGTTCGCGTACCAGATTGCAAAAAAGGGTAGGGAAATGAAGCGGGACATTGAATTTGCACTCGTGCAAAACCAAGTGTCGTCCGCTGGCGGCTCGGGCACTGCCCGTTCGTCTGCTGGTGTGGAAGCCATGATTTCTGGCAACCGCATCGTTGGCACGGGCAACACGACTGGCACGACTCCGGGTTATGCCGCTGGCGTGTGGGGCGCTGTGACCGATGGCACCTCCACCGCGATGACCGAGGCCGACCTTGTGTCTGCTCTGGAAGCCGCGTGGACTGACGGCGGCAACGCTTCGACCGTGATGGTTAGCTCCACGCTGAAGAAGAAGATTGGCACGTTTGCTGGCGCATCGTCTTTCGCTGGCGTCTCTGTGAATCAGGGCCGCACCTCGCAAGGCGTGATCGTCGGTGGTGTCGATCTTTACATCAGCCCGTTCGGTGAACACAAGATTGTTCTCAATCGCTTCATGCGTACTGGCACGCTGCTGGCTCTGGACATGGAATATTGGTCCGTTGCCTTCCTGCGCCCCATCAAGTACGAAGAGCGTGCGAAGACGGGTGACGCATCGCGGGGCGAGATTCTGTGCGAGTTCACGTTGGTGGGCGATCAGCCCGATGCCAGCGCCAAGATTCAAGCAGTGACCTGATTGTTTCCTTGATCGGACCGGGGGCGGGGAAACCTGCCCCCTTTTTTACATGAGCATCGTTGACCGCACGATTAGCCCAACGGGGCTTGTCACAGACATCGGGTTTGAGGACGGCAAGATGCATGTCCGCTACTCGCAAAACCAAGACCCGCTGCATGAGTTGAATCAGCTTCAGCGCAACGATGACCAGATGACCAGAGACGGCATCAAGAATGATATGTGGAAGGTGGGCAGCTTGTCCGAAGTGGACTGCATGCGCCTTATCACTGAAGACGGCATTGACCCCTACACGATGCCGACCGCTGCGCTATTTGCGCACCTACGCAAGCACAAGGACAAATGGGGCCATGTGTTCACCACGCGGGGGCGGTTCTGATGGGTTTGTACGCTGACCTGCAAGAGAAAGCGAAGACCGACCCTGACGGCGTGGTGTATGAGTGCATATCGCTGCTGGACAAGAACCACGAAGACGCGCTAGCCCTGTTCCTGCTGGGCCAAATCTACGCAGAGGCCGAGAAGTTCGGCATGGCCTACAACGTGTTCAAGCGCATCACGGAACTGAAGCCAGAGAAGTCGGAGGCGTGGAATAACTTGGGCATGGCGTGCGAGGGGCGCAAGGATCACATCGAGTCCATGCGGCACTTCCAGAAGGCGTGGAGCATCGAGAAACGGGCTTCCTATGCCTCCAACATAGGTAACTGCTACCTATCCCGCCAGGACTATCCAACTGCTGTCACATGGGCACGTAAGGCCCTTGCAATTGATCCCAACTACAACGGCGCAAAGTCGGTGCTTGGGATTTCCAGCTTGGCCCTTGGCGATTGGGCGACTGGATGGGATAACTACGATGCCACGCTAGGCGGCAAGTTCCGCAAGGAAACGCAATATCAGGAAGAGGACCGCTGGGACGGCACGAACGGCAAGACGCTGATTGTGTACGGGGAACAAGGGCTCGGGGATGAAATCATGTATTCGTCCTGCATCCCTGATGTCGCCAAAGACAACACGGTGATTCTTGAGTGCGACAAGCGGCTAGAGGGCTTGTTTCGTCGCTCATTCCCGAAGATCACTGTCTACGGCACGCGCAGAGAACCTGCCCCGTGGTTGCCAGCGCACAAGATCGATGCACGGGTTTCATGTGGAACCCTGCCAAAGTTCTACCGGCGCAAGGATGCAGACTTCCCTGGCGCTCCTTATTTGATAGCAGACCCGGAGAGGGTTTTGCAGTGGAAAGCACTGTTCGACACATGGGGCAAGCGGCCACGCATTGGCATCTGCTGGTCGGGTGGGTCTAAGCACAACCGCCCGCAGGCTCGGGCAGTGGGGTTGGAGGCTTTCCGCCCGCTGATCGAGTCCATGGACGCGGACTTTATCTCCCTCCAGTACAAAGACCCGACAGACGAAATCAAGGCAACTGGCTTACCAGTTCGCCACTTCAAACGCGCAGCAGAGTCAGCCGACTACGACGACACGGCGGGGCTTGTTGGCGCACTAGACATGGTGATAGGCATACACACGTCCGTACATCACCTAGCCGGGGCATTGGGGATACCCGGAATCATTCTTGTGGGGGACCAGACGCTCTGGCTCTACGAAAACAACTTCCCCTGGTACGGCACGGCCCGCCTGTTCAAGAAATACAAGGGCGAGTCGTGGAAGCAAACGCTAGGAAGGTTATCTAAAGATGTCGGACAAAACCATCAATCTGTTCGCCGGTTACGACTCGCGTGAAGCCGTTGGCTATCACGCATTTGTCCAATCGGTCATTGACAACAGCACCGCGCCGATCGCTATCTCGGCGCTTCACCTTGGGAGCTTGCAGAAGGTTTACACGGGAGGTCAACGGGACGGCACCAACGCATTCATATATTCGCGGTTCCTGATTCCGTACCTGATGAACTACAGCGGATTCGCCATCTTTGCCGATGGTTGCGACATGCTGTGCAGGGGGGATATTGCGGACCTGTGGGCGCTGCGTGACCCGTTCAAAGCCGTGCAAGTGGCAAAGCACGATTACAAGACCAAGCATCCGAGGAAGTACATCGGAACCCCGATTGAAGCGGAGAACGGGGACTACCCAAGGAAGAACTGGTCAAGCCTGATGATTATCAATTGCGCCCATTACGCATGGCGAAACATTACGCCTGAGACGGTGGAATCAATGCCGGGGCGCTATCTGCACAGGTTTGAGTTTGTAGAAGACAGGTTCCTAGGCGACTTGCCTAAGTCGTGGAACTGGTTAGCGGATGAGTACGGGGCGAATGCGAGTGCCAAGCTGATCCATTGGACGGCTGGTATTCCGGGGTTTGCCCACTACAAGGACGCCAATCACGCGGACGAATGGCGTCTAAGCAAGGATAGGGCGAACTATGCAACAGAATTTGCCACGGTTACTGGCTAGTCCTGAGTATGTAGCAGAACAAAAGCGGCTGCATGCTGTTGGCAATTACGGCACAGCCGCGCTAAAATACGGCCAGGTGGTCAGTGGGCTAGCAAATAGCCTCCGCATTCAATCCATATTGGACTACGGGTGCGGTTCAAAACGATCCCTCTTGAAAGTGCTGGAACCGGATCATGAGGTCCGTTATCAGGGTTACGACCCTGCGATTCCAGAGTACCACATCAAGGAACCAGCAGACTTAGTGGTCAGTATCGATGTGCTTGAACACATCGAACCGGAGCTATTGGATAACGTCCTAGACGACCTGCAAAGCCTCTCGCCTAACTTCGCATTCTTCACGGTCCACACGGGGCCAGCGAACAAGGTACTGAGCGACGGCAGGAACGCGCACCTTATCCAAGAGCCTGCCCGATGGTGGCTGCCCCGGTTTCTTTCCCGCTGGGATTTGCTGTCGTTCGCGGCGACACCTAATGGCTTTAACGTGGTTTTGAAGGCGCTATGAGCATTTCCACTTTTGCAGAGTTGCAGACAGAGGTAATTGATTGGTCTTACAGGACTGATCTGGATAGCCGCATTCCGAATTTCATTGCGCTGTGTGAAGCTGATTTGCAGGTACGGTGCAAGCTAGTCGATTTTGAGGCGTCTAGCACCGTCACCCTTACCGATGGTGTCGGGACGCTTCCTACGGGCTTCTCGGGCATGCGTGCGGTGTATTGGAGCGGTGACGTTACCAAGCCCCTGAAGTACGTGACTCCTGATCGTTACGATGCCCTGCAGAACGAAACCGGGGACGGTGTGTTCTACACGCTGACGGGTTCGAGCATCAAGGTTTCCCCGCCTGGTTCGGGTGATGTGGTGATGACCTACAAGGCTAGGTTTACCCCGCTGTCGAACACCTACCCGACCAATGTCCTGCTGACGAACTATCCCGATGCTTACCTGCATGGGACGCTGTTGCAGTTGCGCACGTTCTGCAAGGACCGGCAGGGCATGGCCGACGAATTGGCCTTGTATGAGGCTGCGGTAAAGCGGATAGAGATTGACAACAACCAGCGCAAGTATGCCGGTTCAACGCTGGAGGTTAAGCCGCGATGACGCCATTGCTGGGGTTTGCGCCTGACATGGAAACGCCTACTCCGGGCGTTTTGGTGGATTGCGAGAACTTCATCCCCTACGAATCAGGGATGGAAGCGGCCCCGTCTGCGGTGACTCCTAGCGATGTTCCTGCCCTTGCGGCTGAGTGCTTGGGTGCTGCGTCTATCAGCAAGATTGACGGCACAAAACGAGTGTTTGCCGGTACGGGTACGAAGCTGTACGAACTGACCGGCGGCGCGTGGGTGGATCGCTCTGCCTCTACGTACTCCGGGGGCGCTGATACCCGTTGGTCATTCGCCCAATTTGGTGATTCGACCATTGCGACCAACAAAACGGACGCGATGCAGGTCAGCAATAGCACCACGTTCGCAGCAGTGGGGGGAAGTTCCCCGAAGGCTGAGATTGTGTTTAGCGTCAATGCTTTCGTTATGGCGTTGAACGTGGACGATGGTGCTGATAAGCCGGATGGTTGGCACTGCTGCGCGATCTTTGATGCGACTGATTGGGTGGAGGCTGTAGCTACACAAAGTGCGTCTGGAAGGCTTGTAGCTACGTCTGGGCCGATCACTGCGGGCTTGAGGCTGGGGGAGTACGCTGTAGCCTATAAGTCACGCTCTATCTACCTTGGGCAGTACGTGGGCGCTCCGGCTGTTTGGGATTGGATTCTGGTGCCTGGGGGCAATGCCGGATGCGTAGGCAAAGAGGCAATTTGCGATGTGGA